CTCCCTCCGTTCTTCATATTTGCCTATACAAGGCAGTTTGATCCCATTGGCGGGACAGTTGCGAACCAAGAAGGCTTTAGTCTTCTTGAAGAACTTGTTGGAGTGTACCGCGGCCTCTCTCAGAGCCATTTCCACTCTCATGTCAAAGACCTGTTGCTTGGTAAAGCCCTTGACATCGACCGTCCAAATCATCAAATTCCATATGGCGCTCTTCCTTAGAGGGGCGACCAGACGGCCTTTAGCATCTCGGACAAATCGCCTACCCAGAAAGACATGGTCAGGGGAACCTTCTTCCACGAACTTCTCCCCCCCAGTAACCTTACTGGGCGAGGTATAACTCATGCCGAACAGTTCCTTAAACTTTAGCTCCAAGACCTCCATGTTGTACAGAGGAGCAGCTATATCGCTGACACTGCCTGCAGAATCGTCGCCCCCACATTTGAGAGAGACATGCTCCGAAAAGTTTAGATCGGGACATACCTCCCTGAAGATGAGCTTGTGAGCGGCCCATACTTGAAACGTGTTGTAGATAAGAGTGAGATAGTGGCCAGAACTATGACCTCTCATGGTCTCATACACAGACCCCTTGAATACCAAGAGATAAGAATCTAGAGATTGCGATAGTCGCTTCTGAACAAGCTTTTCCTCTTCACTGATAGAATCGTAATGCCTATCCATCATGTCGTAGAAGAGCTCGGCGAAGACTGCCGTAGTGGTCGCCTCCTGCTTACTAAGATCGCCCATAATAAAATTAGGGTGAACGAAGGCATGAGCCGACAACAATTCCCAGTCCACGGAATGTGGGTTGACGCCACAAGTAGAAGCGGTAGTAGCATGATGATTGGTGATCCTTGATATGAAATCGCCGAAGTACATTCTGAGCAGGATATTAAAGGCCAAATCGTGGCCGTTAATGTTCCTACAGATCCTTGCCTTTATCTTTTCTATAGGCAAGAGTTCCGGTTTCGGAAATACTGCGGCGAGAGGGGAGATAGGCTCCTCCCTGAGGATAGCCATATAATCTTCTATCCTCTGTTGCAGAATAGGGTTAAAGGTCTTCTTGTCAAAATCCACCAAATCGGATTTCTTCTCATCGAAGTGGTAACCCACGTAAGATGAAGATGAGGCCATGGACACGATATTCCGTTTGGGATCTCCAAACAGAGCTG